TTTTTGTGCAGAGTTTTGTGCAGAAGATTGGACGGACATCAAATTTGGTACCTTTCTACTTTTGTTTGTGTTTTGTGGCCTCTTTTTGTAGGGCTCTTTTTTCTATTTTGTGCAGGTCAGTGCTGCTGCAGCCCGCCGTTAGGACTGCCATGGTGACTGTGGCAGCCGTAGGGGCCGAACGCTTTTCAGTATGCACCCACAGACTTGGGTTGTCGAGATGGAAAGTATTGCGAAACACTTTTAGGTAGGGCATACTTTAGGGCAGGACTGATTCAGGACGGTTTTTGGGTCCAGCGAAAGGAGCTTGTTGCATGGCACCGTCGAGGATGGCATCAATATCGGGGCCACTAAACGAGGGAAAAAAGAAGGTCTACAACTCTGGCATGCGCGCCAAGGGAAAGTTCAGTACGAAAGGACGGACGATTGGCATGAACATTGGAAAGAACATCGGCGACACAAAAGGGGAGAAGTGGAAGAAGCGGATTGGGAAGTTTGGGTACCACTCTCAGGGCGGCTCGCAAAGTGGCGCAGGGACCGTACAGGCAATGGCGTTGGTAGGAATGCTGGCGTGTCTGTTGGGGGTGCTGGCGATTCCTTTTGTGCTGTGGAACTCTTTGGTGCCGGTTGCCAGTGCGCAAGAGGGCTCCACGGTCAATCTCTATCAAGGGCCGCCAAAGGACCCTACCCAGACCCTGCTTTTCTACAGCGGCAGCAACCTTCAATATGTGTGTGTGGCGCCCAGCCGTGGAGCCAAATACCAGCTCTCCGTCACTGCAGCTACCGTCGCCAACCCTACCGTCCTGACCATCACCGGCCACAACTGGTCCCTGACCCCGCCCATCACACCGCTGGTTTCCATAAGCGGCGGCACCGGCGATTGGACTGTACTGAACGGTACATTCATCGCGACCCCGGTTGATGCGAACACCTTCACCATCAAAACAGCCACGGCCGGCGCCGCGGTCAATTGTGGATCCTGTTCCGCCCTTACCGGGACCATTGTGCTGACTGCCACTGCGCCTAGATTGAACCAGCCAATCTGGTCAATCAAACAGTTCTTCTACGACGGATCCAGCAATTTGATCGGCAGTGCCTGGGTGAATGGGGCAAGCGCAAAGTCTGGCTTTCCTCCACAACCTACACCCTCTACATAATCTGACCGCAGCACCGGGCTGCTCTGCGGTATGACTACCGTAACCCCGCGACCCTTGGCAAATCCTACCCACGCCTCTAAGCAAGGGCGCTGACGGAAATACTCATGATCGTCTACCGCCATATCGACGCCGTAAAGCTCGATATGCTCGTACCCGCGCAGCAGCGCGAGGGCCAGCATGTAGGCCGTCGAACTTGTCAGGTAGGTCGAGCCGAACAGCCGGCGGGCATCATCGAACGGGAACCGCGTCACCAGTGGTCCGTCAGCTGGGAACCCATCGCCAACAACCAGCGGAACGCCAAGTGACAGCAGGTGGCCGACGTACCGGCTCACGTCGCCGTGCTCGCTAAGATCGTCGTGTATCTCGAAGACCAGATCGAAGCGCGGGTAGCGGTTGGATCGGTTTCCGAGAACCCAAATATCAAAAGAATCGTCGCCGAATGGGGCATCCATTTCCGTGGACGGTGAACCGCACACGATTGCCAGATTCTTCAAGCGACACTCCTTTTAGGACTTGAAAAGCAAAGGGGGCCGAAGCCCCCTTAACTTACCATCAGTCAACCGTGTAATACAGGTCGATGGTGATGGTGCCAGCAGCGTTTGTTGCGGCATCACGGACAATTCCCTGCACCTGCAGAGTGCCGCCAGGGTCGCTGGTCTGACCGTTTACGTGATCCCACGCAGGAAGTCCGGCATTGGCGATGTCCTTGACCACGAACGCACCGACGTTTGCCGTTGATACCGCGCTCAGGGCGAGGCCATCATTAAGGCAGTCGTCATCCGACGTGATGTTGTAGTTCACCGCTACGAGTCCGAGGTCAAGCGTCGGACTGCCGGAGGTTGCGAGGTCGTCCCAGTAAACGCGCGAACCTTGAAGGATACGAGCATTTGACGGGATGTAGCCGAAATTGATGGTCGTGCCGGACGCCGAAGCTGCCAGCTCGACCGTAGCGCAGTGGTTTTTTACGCTTCCGGCGATACCGTTGCCAATAGCGGTGTCGGTAGCCGAACGGCGTACAGTTGCAGTTGCCATGTGTTTATTCCTCTTTGCTTGTCAGTAAAAGACGGCCCGGCTGTTACACCGGGCCAATCTCATCAGGCGTCAGCAGCGCCAGACACGAAGATCGTCACAACGCCGTGCTGCTTGGCGTTGTAGAACATCTTCTTGATGTCGTGCTTCATCGTGATGCCAAGGCCACGAACGAAGTCGTAGTCCTTGTCCTCTTTCTCGCTCGTCTTCGGACGCTTCTGGAGCGCCCAGCCAAGCGCCTGCTGCCCGACGAGGAAGCACGGTTCAACCGGAATGGACGAGTTGCCGGCGGTTGCAAAGTCGCTGGAGGTCGTCAGGAGCGACGTGATCTCCGGTACCTCACGAACCAGCACGTTCTCGATCATCAGGTCGCCCGGCTGCCAGATCGGGTTGGACTGGCCGCGCTCACGCGCGTTTTGCAGTTCCGTGCCGAGGCTGGAATACAGGTCGCGGTAGGCGCGCGAGCCGACGAACATGATGAACTGTTCGTAGTTCGCTTCCATCGACTTCCACGGGCGAATTGCCGGACTGGCAGTCATCGCCATGCGCTTGGCAATGCCGATGATGCCCTTGTCCAGCGTGTCGTTGGTCGAATCAACCTTGGCAAGGTCGGTCGCCATCACGCCGGAGTAGTTCGACTTCGCCGTACCGAACAGCACCCGGTCGCTGTTGGCGACAAGGTAGGTGTTCCGGTTGGCCGCCGATGCGTCTGCCCACTTGTAGTAGGTGCCGGATGCCTCGATAGCGCACAGCGCCTGGATGATCTGCTCGCGGGTCATGTCCATCGCCCACTCGCGGAGCAGCGGGTCGGCGGCTGCGTAGATGTCAAAGTTCGGCTTCTCGGCTTCCTCGGCGTCGATCACAACCGCGTGGCGGTAGTGGGTCGGGTTGAGGACAAAGGCGTAATTGCCGATGTTTTCCTCGTTGCCAGACAGCGACGTGCTGCCGGAAACGCCGTTGCCGGACAAACGGGTAACCAGCGGGATGCTGATCTGCGCGTTCTCGGCTTCCTTGATGACGATGGGCGACGTGATGGCGGTGCCGGTGAAGTCGCTGAACGTCTGGTTGCGAACGTACTCGCGGAAAAACTTCTTGTCGTACTCGACGGCACGGTTGCCGGACGAGATGGTCGTTGCGGTCATGGCGTGTTACCTCTTTTTGCGGTCTTTGAGAATGCTGTCCAGCGATTCGTTCGGCTGGTCGTTGATCGACGTTTTGCCGGTAACCGCTGCCAGCGATGGGCCAGAAACTGCTGCACGCTTTTGCGTCTCTTTCCCGTACTTCTCCTCAAACTCCTTCCGCAGCTTTTCTTCAAGCTCAGACTTGTACTTTGCCTCAACCTGTGCGCGGAACTTGTCCGCGTCGTTGATGGTTGCGACGGTACGGGCTTTCATCGCCGTTTCGTAGGCGAATCGGGCTGGGTTCTGTGCCTCGGAAAGCTGCTTCAGGAGCACCGGGTTGTCCTTCGCCAACTCATGGAACTCGGTTTCCAGTTCGTCATAGTCCTCGTGCATCGACCTCATAAGCTCTTGGCTCATTTCGACCTTTGACGCGAACATCTGCTGCTGGAAGCGAGACTCCAGATGGCTCAGTGCCCCATCAGGATCAGCAAACAGGTCGGGACGCTCCGCCGGCTTTTGAAGCTCGGCGATCCTGCGTTCCATTTCCTGGCGTTTGCGGCGCTCATCAAGCACCGCCTTTTTCGTCCATTCCTCTTTCGGCTGCTCCTCTGCCTTCGTCGTTTCGCTGCCCGTCGTCGGCTCCTTCGGCTGCTCTGCCGGCTGCTCTGCCGGCTCTGCCTCCGCAGGCGTTTCGACCGTTTGCGGCTGCGCGGGTTCTGCCCCGCTCAGTACGTCATCAAGACTCTGGAGTGCTTCGGTAGTCATAGACTTCTCACATCGACCGTAACGCGCGTCGTCCGCTTTCACGCCCGATTCCCCGGCGTCGGGTCAGGCCAATGGCCTGTATCAGATGTTGACGTTAGGCGTCAGGTCTGGAAGCGACCGGACGAGTTGCGTCTCCATCTCGATCTGTTCGGCCTTGGCAGCAGACTGGCGCGCATCCGCCATCGTCTTGGCCGCCTTGGCCTGCGATTCTTGCAGCGCGGCCTGAGCCTGCATCTGCACTAACTGCCCCTGCATGGCCTGCAACTGCGCGGCCATCGGGTCGCCTTGCGGCTTCAGCATCTCAAGCACGCGCCGCTTCTGCGGCATGGCCGACATTTCGATCAACGCGGTGAACGGCACCGCCTGCGGGCCGTAGACCTTCGCCAGTTCGGCCAACGTGCGGAATTGATCCTCCTGCACGTTCATCGTGTCAGGCGACTCATCAATAATGATGTCAACGCCCATCGTCGCAACCGGGTTGCGTACCGACCCAGGCCCTTGAATACGCTGCATCAACCGCGGGTCGTTCTCGGCAATCGCGGCGCGCAGCATCTCGGCAGCCTGCTGGTCGCCGGCTTTGGCCGCCTCCAGCATTTCCATGCCAACAGTAACCGGCTGATTCAGGCCAACCCACTTTAGGTTGTTCTCGTCGTCCGTAACCCTAACCCACATAGGGGCATCCCAAAATTGACGGATTCGCAGCCAAATCTGCTTGTAGATGCGTACCTTCCAGTCCTTGTGCAGGTCTTTCAGCCGCGCGGTCTGCACCGAACCGCCGCGCTGTAACCGGCCAATAGCAGCGCCTGACGCAGCAATCTCCATATCGCCTTGCATCGCCGCGTTTGCACCGCTGGCCTGCAACTTGCCAACCGCGTCGGCGTACATCGACATCTGACCGGGAGCCATGTCTGCGCCGGTATTGATCTGTATGCGTCCTTCGCGCAGCGTGCCAGGCAGAACCTCAACCCACCCGTCCGGCTTGCGAAGTTCACGCTTGGCGGCTGCTCGATCTTTGACGGACCCTTCCTCGCTGATTACCTGCCGGTTGTTCAGGATGTGCAGGCCCTTCGAGCGGCGATGATTTACCTCGTTCTGCGGGTCGATCAGCTTGCGGACATAACCGTATCGGTTGCCGTCGCGGTCAACGTAGGCGCTTTGTGCGACCAGTGGATTTACCGGCTCCCCCTCCTCATCTACATAGGAAACCGGCTTGCTGTCCAACAGGACAGTCTCGCCGCTGAAATGGCAGACGTACCAGACGCCATCCTTCAGGTAGTAGTGCTGGCACACGCGCCGGCGCTTGCGCTTCTCATCGCACCAGCCGCGCGGGGAATCCTCGAGTCCAGCACCCAGCGTCGTGAACTTGCCGTCAGCAGCCCGAGCCTTGGCACCGTAAAGCCTGACTATCTCGTCCTCGTCGAGCCATACCGCAATACCCATAAACGTCGTGTCTGCAAAGTCAGGGTCGCGGCTGTGCGGATCGTAGTAGAACCTGTCCCAGGGGACACGGCGCACCTTGATTTTGTACTTATCGCCTTCCTGCTCTACCTCAACAATGGCCGCCTCGGTTCCGGCTACCAGAAGGTCCTCGTAGCAGCGGCTCGCCGTCTGGGTAAGCCCGGAATCATCGGCAACATACCGCAAGGCATCTGTGGCAGCGTCGGTGGAATCCTCATGCTCGCGAGTGCGCGGAAATGCCCGCGGGTCTTGCCGCGTGGTGACTTCCATGCCGACAAGATAGTCAACCTGCTCGCCGATGTAGTCGAACGTGACAACAGGCTGGCCTCGTGCCTTGAGTACCTTGATTTCCTCGTCCGTCCACTGGCGAAGGTGACGGTAGTCAACGTCACGCTCGATCAGCGCGCG